GGCGATGGATGCTTGAGATTTACTCCCTACTCAATCCCAAAGTCGCCAACTACAACGGCACGGGCGGCATACCAAGCTTAACCCCGGAAGATGTATCCGCATCCCTCGCACTCATCCCCATCACAGGCCCCGCACTGCTGGTTCGCACGATGTCTGGCGACTTGTCCAGCCTCAGACCCCTACAGCAGGCATTCAGGCATCACGTAGCGCACATGGCGATGCTCAAGCACTGGAAGAATGGGCCAAAGTACAACGATTATTTCGAGGGGCTTTGTGAGGCGGTGCTACATTTTTATCTGGTTCCAAACATTTGCGGGCGGTGTAAGGGGCGCGGAGAGGTAAAACAGAGAGACGGCAGAATCTTGAAGTGTCCAGTTTGTGATGGAGCAGGAAGAAGAGACGCAGACGACAAGGCCAAGGCACGCGCCGCAGGTATCCCGATTAGCTTCTGGATGGATACGTGGTCCGATAGATATACGATGGCTTGGGACTTGCTTACCGCGTGGGATGGCCAGGCCGATGATTCCGCACGGCGTGTTTTTTGGAATGATGTCTAGATGGCCACTCAAGAAGAATTACGCGCTGCAGCTAAAGAAATGGGGCTTGGGGGAGACGCTCCAATATTTGCTTCCTCCCGGCAAGCTGCAAGATTTTTAGGGGTGTCTGAGGCTACCTTGTCCAAATGGTCAAAGGGGAGGCGCCTCCCCCGCCTGCAGACTGGTAGAGGTTATGGATACAGAATTTCTGACCTGGTAGATTTTATAGAGAAGCGCCGGGATCTAGCGGAGGAGTTGAAAATAAGGGTTGGGTGCGTCTACGTCATCACCGCCGACGATCTGTATCCCATCGTCAAAATAGGGTTCACGAAAACGCCAACAGTCCAACGCCTGAAGGCCCTAAATACGGCGAGCCCATTCCATCTCTATGTTTTGGCAGAATACGAAACCGTTGTGCCAGAGAAGGCTGAAGCCCTGGTCCATTCCAGGTTGGATGACAGACGAATGAAGCTGGAATGGTTTAGGTTGGCAGATGGTGATCTGGAAATTATCAAAGACGTGGTGGTTTCCGCTTCTTGACAGGTAAAAGTTGGCGTGCTAAAAGTTGGCCCAATGATGTAATTCTACGCCCTGACCTCACCGGTTGGGGCTTTTGCGTTTTAGGTGCCCTAAATGGCCGCTAGATACGACAAGGAGAAAATCCTTACCGATTGGCGCACCGGCGAGTACACAGAACGTGCTCTCGCTGCGAAACATAAGGTTTCCCCTGCCACTGTTCATAACATTGTGACCGGCGTTGAAAAAACCCTAGCTCCAATAATAAGCAAACAAATAGAAGCAAAACAACAGCTTTCAGAGCTTTCTGAGCAAGAATTGAGCACGGTTGTGCAGATTGTGGATGAGCGCACAAAGCATATCCAGTTTTTCAACGACCTTACTACGCGCAATCTCAGCATGATGGCCAGAAAGCTGGATGATAAAACTTCGGTGGCGGATCATCGCATGGCCCAGGCCGCGATAAAGGACGGGAAAGAGACCGTGCTTGGCAAAACCCCAGACACCGCCATCCAGATCAATAACGCCACCGGACAGGAAGGCGTAACCGAAATCAGGAGAACCATCATTGATCCTCGACATTCAGACGCCGAGGGTATTCGTACCACTTCTTAGTCCGGCGCGGTACAAAGGGGTACACGGAGGACGGGGAAGCGGTAAGTCGCACTTCTTTGCGGAAATGTTGATTGACCGCTGCATGTCCGAAAAGATTGATGCGGTGTGTATCCGAGAAGTTCAGCGCACGCTCGATGAGTCGGTCAAGAAGCTGCTGGAAGAGAAGATACAGAAACTCGGCGTAGGACACCTGTTCAGCATCCAGCACAATCGGATCATGACCCCATTCGGTGGGCGCATCATCTTTGTCGGCATGCAGGACCAGAACGCCGAGAACATCAAGTCATTGCAGGGCTTCCGCATCGCATGGTTCGAAGAAGCACAGACCATGACGGCAAAGAGTCTGGAACTGCTCAGGCCGACCATGCGAGACAATTCGGAGTTATGGTTTAGCTGGAACCCGGACGATGAAGCGGACCCGATAGATCAGTTCCTGCGCGGCCCTGAGTTGCCGCCATCTTGCATCGTCGTTGAGGCAAACTGGCGCGATAATCCGTGGTTTCCGAAAGAATTGGAGATGGAGCGGCAGTTTGACCTTCGGGTATTCCCAGGGCGTTACCGGCATATCTGGGAGGGTGACTACGGTATTGATGGCGACACGTTTTTCCCAATGGACATGCTGCTGGTTGACGGCAAGCCTGTTGATGTCGATTGGCGCATCGATCAAGTCGTGGCGATTATCGACACGGCAAGCAAAGATGGCGCAAAGCATGACGGTACAGCATGCGCTATCTGGGCTCGCAGCAAGTATGCTGGTTATCCGCTGGTTTTGCTGGACTGGGATGTTATCCAGATCAAGGCCAACCTCCTGATTGATTGGCTGCCAGGCGTTGAGGCGTTGCTTGAAAAGTACGCAAAAGACCTGAATGCAAGAGAAGGCAACTGCGGATCGTGGATTGAGGACGCGGCATCTGGAATACAGCTTTTGCAGACCGCGCAAGCCGCTCGCATGAACGTCCACCCCATCGACTCAAAGCTGACATCCGCTGGTAAGGAAGGCCGCGCAATAGCAGCCAGCCCCTACATTGCTCGCGGTGAAGTGAAGTGCAGCACGCACGCATTTAACAAGACAAAGCAGTATCGCGGACAGACAAAAAACCACATGTGGTCACAGGTGGGAGGCTTTGCGATGGGGCAGGCAACCGCCGACCATAAAAAGGATTTATTGGATACTTTTTGCTACGGACCGTTGATATTGCTGGGTAACTCAAAGGGGTATTGACGCAAATGGAAGAAAGCAGCGGCGTCAATTCATCCTCGCAGGCGATGGTTTCGATCACCGGAAGCGCAACCCCATCTCCGCTGATGCAGTTACTCATGGCGGAATCTATAGAACCTGGTTCTCAGCCGGGATACGAACTCGCAAAGATCATTTACAACGATCACCCTCTGGGCTCAAAAATGGCCGAAGCGCCGATCAATATGGCTCTGAGCCAGGAGCGGGAGATCACAATTGAGGGCGGCCCCGAAGAAGAGCTCAGGGATGCCTTTACTAAAGAATGGAAGCGCCAGGGTGTGGTCGGCGCTGACGTCTTAATTCACAATGCGATGAAAACCAGCCGAATTTATGGCATTGGCTCTATCGTGGTGGGATGCAGGGGTAAGGCCACAGACGTTCCGCTGTCCGATGAAGATTTGCGGTACGGCGACTTGTATTACAACATTATGGACCCGTTGAACTCTGCCGGGTCCCTGGTATTGAATCAGGACCCCAACGCGCCCGACTTCCAGAAGCCGAACGCCCTGCGCGTGGGAAATGTCACGTATCACCCGGCAAATGCTGTCATCATGATGAACGAGCAGCCGATCTACATTAGCTGGACAAATTCAGCGTTCGGGTTTGTGGGCCGGTCGGTGTATCAGCGGGCTCTATATCCGCTCAAATCATTCGTGCAAACAATGATTACCGATGACATGATCGCGGTAAAAGCCGGGGCGCTCATCTACAAAGCGCAATCGCCCGGTTCCATGGTCGACCGTCTGACACAGGCTTTTTACCGTGCAAAAGCGACGCTGATAAAACTGGCCCGCGTGGGCAACATTGTTACCATTGGCGAGACGGAGTCAGTCGAGTCCATCGACCTCAAGAACTTGCACGAGCCGTTCCACCTAGCGCGTGAGGACATCTTAAAGAACATCGCCACCGCCGCGAACATGCCCGCCAGCATGATAAACAATGAAACGCTGGCCGAGGGGTTCGGCGAAGGCTCCGAGGATGCCAAGCAGATAGCGCGGTATATCGACCGTGTGCGCATCGAGATGGCGCCCCTTTATGTATTTTTCGACGACATCGTGCAACGGCGGGCATGGACGCCCGAGCTCTACGATACGCTGGCGGAAAAATACGAAGAAGTGGCCTCTATGGATTACGAGACCGCTTTCTACCGTTGGCGCAACAATTTCAAAGCAGTATGGCCGAACTTGCTTGTCGAGCCAGATTCTGAGCGCGCCAAGGTAGATGAAGCCGTCATGACTGCTACCGTGGGGCTGCTAGAAGTCATCTTGCCCGCCATGGACCCTGTAAATAAAGCCACGGCAATAGCATGGGCTGCTGATGTCATGAATGGCCGCAAACTACTGGTTAGCACGCCGCTCATACTCGATGAACAGCTTATCGCCGAGTATGAGCCGCCCACTGCCCAGCCGCAGCCAGAGATGGAAACGCTGAGACCGTGAAGCCAATCGCCAAAGTAAAGCTGTGGGATGTACTGACCCAAGCTGTGGCGGATATGACCAAGCATGGTTTTGACTCGCCAGACAGGCTGCAGGGCTGGATAAGCAAGTTACGGGATGCCGCTACCCAGGATGCGGGAACGCAGGCCCAGGCTGTGCAAAGATTGCGACTCTCGCTGGGCGTCCTGTACACCCGCTGGGTGTCCAATGGCGCCATACTCAAGTATCACCCAGGCATTGAGCGCACCACGCTCAAGGTCATCGAGCCACGGCTGCGCGCCGTGCTGGATCGCCGGATACTGGCCAGCGCGGATCTGATAAAACTGAACCGCGAACAGGCCATCGAGAAAACGCTCTCCCGGTTCAGCGGCTGGGCAACGTCTATTCCGTCCGGCGGCTCAAAGGTCGTTGATAGATTGGACGTTAAAAGCCATGTGGCCAAGGCGATGCGGACGGCGAGCTATGAAACGCGCCGCCTGGAAATCGATCAAGGCCACAAGATGCTGTCCAACATCAGCGCGGTCATCGCCGAGCAGACGGGGGCCATTGCGGCAAAGTGGCGCCACGTCCACCAGAGCGGTTATGACGGACGCCCTGAGCACGAGGCCCGTGACGGCGTGTGGTTCGTGTTGCGCGAATCATGGGCAACGCAGCGGGGATATATGAAGCATGGTCCTTATTCCGACAGCGTTCCGCAGCCTGGCGAGGAAGTGTTTTGCCGCTGCTGGTGGGAATATGCAGACTCGCTGGTCGACGTGCCCGATGAACTGCTGACAGTCAAGGGGCTGGAAGCTAAGCGGGTGACTTAATTGTCATCCCGCCAATACGGCATGGCTCTGGCTTCCCGAATCTCTCTTTCATCCAAAAGAGCCCACAAGAACACGAACAGCCACCCGATAACGGTGATGCCAAAGAAGATGTTGAAGAACAGGATGATGCCTGAATGTGTGGCGTCCCTGTCCTTCGCTATCTTGTAGGGCAGAAAGTAAATGAAGAAGAACAGCCAGATGGATAATGGCAGCACCACAAAGAAAAAGACAATAAAGAGCATGGCGCTGCTCATGAACAAGCCCTCCCAGCTTCACCGGGGGTGGCGCCAAGGCCCGTTAGCTTGGCTTTGCAGTCGGCAGGCGACCGATGTGCCATAAGATTCTGCTTGGCCACTTCGCCATACCAGATATTCATGGTCTTGGGCGTGTTGCAGTTGGCGGGCATAGGCGGCA